TGGGCCGATTTAGACAGAGGGTCTTTTCCACAGTGTTTTTGTGGACGAATCGATTTTCCACCTGCATTTTCTTGACTTTTCGAAACAAGCTAAAAAACGGCCTTTTCGGAGGTGATTTTCCATGGCAACGCTGGCATCTGCTGCCCGAAGCGGCGACAAGCTGAGCACGCTCAAGCAGCTGCGCGACCAGATTGCGAAGAGCATCCAGGACAGCGATTCCGGGCGCGACATCGCGGCGCTCTCCAAGCGCCTGATGGAGGTCATGGACGAAATCGAGCGCCTGCAACCGCCGCCGAAGAAGATGACGCCGCTCGAGAAGGCGAGGATAGGCGGAGATGCTCCGTAGGGGCTGCCAGGAACCGACATTCGAGCGCCTGGGCACGTGGTCGAGCAGCCGCGGTAAAGACGCTATCGAGATGTTCGAAGCGTACGGACGCAGGTACTACGGCTCGCAGAAGCACGAGATGGAAGTGTTCTTCGCGAGGGATGAGAACGGCGGGTTCGCCGCCAAGTCGATAGGCATCACGAAGCCGCGCCAGAACGGTAAGAGCTTCGCTGCTCGCGACTACTGCATCTGGCAAGCGGCGGTCGAGGGTAACAGCGTCCTATACTCTGCGCACCACGGCCGAACGGTCCGCAAGATGTTCAAGGAGATGTGCGACTTCATCGATGCGCACGAGGACTTCAAGGCCGAGCTCGAATACATCTACAAGGCTGGCGGCTACGAGGGCATCTACTTCAAGAACGGTGCATGTATCGAGTTCCAGACCAGGACCGCGAGCGGCGGTCGCGGTGGAACTTACAGGATCCTCGTCCTCGACGAGGCTCAGGAACTGACCAACGCGCAGATGGAAGCGATCATCCCCACGGTTTCCGCTGCCGCGGAACTGGAAGATGGCGCAGGCGAGCCGCAGAAGATCTATATCGGCACCGTCCCCGGTCCCGAATGCTCGGGAACAGTTTTCCGCGACATGCACGACAGGGCGCATGAAGGGACAACGTCCGTCTGGTGGCTCGAATGGGGCGTGCAGGCGAACGGCCTTGATGATGTAGCGCTCGACGATGTCGACAACTGGTATCTGGCGAACCCTGCCATGGGCAGGCGCATGTCTGAGGCAACCGTCAGAGACGAGCTCGACACAATGAGCCCTGACGGGTTCGCACGCGAGCGCCTCGGATGGTGGCCGCCCGTTGCACTGGTTGTCGAGACAGGTTGCATCGATGCGGATTCATGGGATGCGCTGTCGATTGCGAAAAATGAAGTACCCAATGAAGGCGCTCCATCGTTCGCGATGAAATTCAGCGATGACGGGCTTGTCGGGTGCATCGCCGCGTGCAGGAAGCATGCCGACGGAAGATACCACACCGAGGTTATAACCGAGCGCACGCTCGAATGCGGCATCAACTGGTTCGTGGAATTCGCGATCCGTCGCGAGGACACGGCAGGCGGAATCGTCATCGATGGCGGCGGAACCGCGGACATCGTCTACAAGAACCTCATCAACCAGGGAATGCCAAAGCAGATGGTGATCATGTCGGGCACGCACGATTTCACGATGGCGTGCTCTCTTTTCGTGGACTCGGTGCTCATGGGGAACATGACGCACATATCTCAGCCTGGATTGGACGAGTCGGCCAAGAACGTCCGCAGGCGAAGAATCGGAAAAGCAGGATACGGATTCGAAGGGATCAACGGCGCCGATGCGCTGCCGGCAGAGACTGCCGCGCTCGCACTCTGGGCGTGCGAGTACATCGACTGGGAGCCTGACGACGACCTTCAGATTGGATAGATATGGCAAATATCAGCGGAATCCTGTATGCATACGGGCTTGAGAACGACGAGAGGAACGCCCTCTACGAGCTCATCAACGTCTACAACGGGGTTCGCGGCCGCAACGCCGCCATCGAGAGCTATTACGAGGGCGACGTGATGGTCAAGGATATCGGCGTGGACGTGCTTCCGCCTGACTCTGCGGTAAATGCAGGACTTTCCTGCGACTGGCCGCGCAAGGCGGTGGATGCGCTGGCGAACCTCATCAAGTTCCGCTCTTTCGCATCTCCTTACGACATGGATGCAACGCTTTCGACCATCATGACGTGGCAGAACCTGGCGACTGCCTACAACAGGCACCTCATCGGCGAGCTGAAAGCGGGCTGCATGTTCGCGACCGTGAACCTATGGAATGGGCGCGTTAACGTGCGATTCCATAGCGCCGACAACGCCGCTGCGATCTGGGATGTCGAGCGCGAGCGCATCAAGTACGGATTCGTCATCGCAGACAGCTCTAGGACTCCATGGAGCCGCACTGTTCCTGTTCCCACGAAGGTAAACCTGCATATGCCCGGCAAGGTTGTCGAGATCACGAGATGGGACAGCGATAAGTGGTCTGCGAAGAGCAAGCCGCAACCGCTCGACAGGCCGCTGATGGAGGCTTTCCGATACAAGCCGACAGACACCAAGCCGCTCGGCACTTCGAGGATCACCAAGCAGGTGCGCGACCTGACCGACGACGTGCTGCGCGTGCGCCTTGCGATGGTGGTATCGACAGCGTTCTATGCCGTGCCGCAGAAGGCACTGCTTGGTCTGACCGACAAGCAGTTCGACAACCTGCGGAAGTCCAAGTGGTCGACATATATCAATTCGGTACTGCTCACCACGCGCGATAAGAACGGCAACGCGCCGACGCTCACGCAGCTTCCGAGCAACAGCCCCCAGGCGCTCATCGACATCATCAGGTGCGATGCCGCGCTGTTCAGCGGAGCAACAGGCGTGCCTCTCAATTCCATGGGCATCATCCAGGACAACCCTTCTAGCGCCGATGCCATCGAGACCATGCGCAAGGACATCACCGACGAGGCGGAACGCGCCATCGAGAGCAACGCCGACTCGCTGGTGAGCGTCGCGCGTATCGCCATGGCCATCGCCGGCAACAAGACGCTCGACGACCTGACGGAGGAGCAGCTGGCGATCAGCGCCCGATTCGCGAACCCGAGGATGCCGACCGCATCCGCCGCAGCTGACATGTGCATGAAGGTGTCATCCGTCCGAGAGGACTTCGGGCTCACGGATGTTTTCCTGGAAACGCTTGGATTCGACGACGAGACGATAGAGAGGACCGCTGCGCAGGAACAGAGAATCCGCGCTGTCAAGGCAATCGAGAATTCGGCCTACTGATGGCATGGGACGGTTACATCGGCGATGATGAGTTCAAAACATATGCGGATGGTCTTGAAAAAATATACGCTGGTATCGATTCGCCGAAAAACATTAGAATGCTCACCGGAAGGGTGAAGCAGTATTGCGAGAATAAAAACCAGATTAAGCGAGAAGCTGCGCTCGTCCATATCAATGCATCGGTGTCTAGCATGTACGAGAAGGCGATGAGCGGAATCGATGGATCTGTAGATCTATTCTGCTCGGGATCGCTCGGAATAAGGACATCTGAGAAGAAACTCCACTCGATAGATGAATCCAAGATAGTAAACCAAGCACTCGAGAGATGCATCATCGACCCATGTCCTGCAACATACGAGAGGTTCGCGATCGATGTGTGCGAATCTATCAAGCTAGAGTGCCTTGGAAGGCATAACGAGAGGATGGAAGAGAACGTGAAGAGGTCGCGCCTTGGGAAGAAGGTGCGATACGCATTCGTCCCGACATCGAGGAAGGTATGCGGATATTGCTGCATGCATGCTTCGAACGGATTCGCATATGAACGAATCTTCAGCAAGAAGCTCCATGAAAGGTGCAGATGCATCGCCGTGCCGGGCATAGAAGGCAAGACATCTGTCGGCGGTTACGATACGGCTGTTTACTATAAGGGGTACAGCAAGCTTGCGAAAAGGGATGATCGGGGGTTCATCATCAGGAATGATGATGGCGTCCCGCTGTTCAAGTCCGGAAAGACGTTCGATACCGTTTATATGCGCGTTGTCGACAAGCCAGAAAGGTTCATGAGCGGAAAAGCAATCGATGCTCGTAATAATAACTACCATGAATATCTGAAATGGGTTGATAGAGTGTTAAGCGGGCCGTTCACGATAAATGGCCACCAAAAAAAGCATGATGAGAAATCAAAAGAACATTCGAATGGAAGAAGCGTTCTTAACGATGAAGAACATTATGCATACCAGCTTGTTTTAAGGTATGCTGGATTTGGATACCCGGTAATATCAAAAAAGACAGGAAAATGGATATTCAAGGAAAAAGTAATTGTTGACGAGAATGTTGGTCACGTAACATCAGATGAAAACATTTTCAATACAAGCAGCTTCATTATTCATTATTCAAAGAAAGGGTGCCATGTCGTACCAGTGTCGGATGTGTGGTAAATGAAATGACAGAATACTCAATACACGACATCAAGGCTATGTTGAAAAATGGAGATGTTTTCTCTGTAGTGTTTAAAGATGGAACCGAATGCACTGGTGAATTCGATTGCGTATTGTATGACGATGGCATTGACGGTGATCTTGTTTTATTCTCCCCACGAGAAAGTGTACCATTTAACGCATTCTCACCAGATGAGGTTGCAAGCATAACGGTTCATGCTACGAACTATAACTAGATTCGAATTATTT